GAGTCTGTGCAAGTTGCACAGCAAGTTTCAAGAGTTTTTTTCTTGGGACTTTTTCTTTAAAGTTATGTATAATTTTTTTATGGTTGTATATCCTTATTTTTATATTTTTGGAATTAGATCTTATTATTCTATTTATCCTATTATTAAAATTATTCAATTAACTATTCAATTATTTATTGGATGGTTTTTTGTTGGATTTTTTTATTTAACAGGAAAGACGATGTTAGAAAGATCATTTTTAGTTCGAAAATCACATAATAAAATTAAATACAATCATGCTAGATTATTAGCTTATATTCGTCATCTTCGAGATATTTGGGGATGGTTAGAGATTGTTGAGAAAACTCCAACTTTATATGATAGTTTTGTTAAACATTATTCAGTTTCGATGCCAAAAGTTAATTCAGATTTTAAATTATATGCATTTAGCATAACTGTAACAACTTTTGCATCGATTTGGGCAATTTATAAAACTACACAATTAAATAGAGTGGAGGAAGAAAATGATCATTTTCGTGAAGCTGTTGGTGATTTGCCAAAAGCTGTGGAAGGAGAAGTATTACAAACGCGTGAAGAATTAGACACGTTTGAAATTAGAGATAAACTTGAAAAATTAGAGTTATCTACTAAATGTGAAATGCCTCCTCCGCGAAAGAAGCCTAAAAATGGTATTGATTGGGATAAACCTCGACCAGTACCTTTTACAATGGTTAACCAGTGTACAGACAATACATTGGAAGCCGTTCATAATGCAATTTCACATAATGTTAGAGTAACCCATGTTGAGAGTTATCATGACGGAGAAAGATACCGTCAAAAGACTCACATTTTGGGATTATTTGAAGATTTTGCATTAATTAACAAGCATACATTGAACCCATCAAGGAACAGCAAGTGGTTTATTACCACTTGTGTAAGACCGGGTGTCAATGTAAAGCAGGTCAGATTTTCGACTTCAGAAATATGTGTTTTATTAGATGAAGATAATAACGAAACTGATGCTGTGCTTGTTAGATTGAGAGGATTGAAGTTTCGTGACGTTAGGCGTTACCTTTGTCCTGATTATAAGGCGTTTCATAGTGTTCGGTTTGGTATTAATACCAAATTGGACGACGCTTTATTGAAGGCTTATAAATATGGTAAGGTTATTTCGACCTTGGGTGACCTCAATATTTCACATGCATTTTCATATAATTGGAAACAGCATTGTGAAGGAAGTTGTGGTTTGCCTTTAGTAGGAACTGTTAATAATCAGTCTCTTTTATTAGGTATACATTGTGCAGGAGATGCTAATTCATCATTAGCTTTTGCACAATATATATCTGGAGACTCTTTAAAGGAGGCTTCAGATAAAATTTTTAGTACGACGACTAGTTTGAGAGTTATGTCAGAAGGTGTTTTAAGAATGCCTATGACTACACCTGAATTGACTAATCGTCCACATGATAGATCTCCTCTCAACTATGAAGAAATTCCTGGTTTAGAAGTTTATGGGGCAATTAAAGATTACCCTATTTTAAAACCTGGAAAATCTAAGTTGAGATCGAGCAAATTTGTTCCTTTTGCGAAGGAATTAACAGGTTGCTCTTGTTTTAGAGAAGATGGTAAGCCTTATTTTGGGCCACCACCTTTTTCCGCTGTAGTACGAGGAGATCAGTATTACGCACCTTTTAACAATTTTGTTAAAAAGGCTGGTGTTCTTAAAAACTCTTTAGATCCTGAATTAATGGATAAAACTGTAAATTATATTACAGGACATTTAATTAAAGAATTAAGGAAGATAGGAGTTAATAGATTACGCCCAGTGCCGCTTGCGGTTGCCCAAAATGGACATCCGGAAGATTTTTATATGCGCGCAATGAAACCATCTACTTCAGGTGGATGGTCTTATGCTGGTGCAAAAAAGAAATGGTCAGATCAAGTAGAGTTAGATTTTAAAAAAGACTCTTATTGGCCAAAGAAATCTGTTACAGAACAGGTGTTAGAACAAGTCGACGCTTATGAGAATGGTCGTGATGCTTGCCCTTTTTTAGGAGCACAGCTTAAAGACGAACCAAGATCTTATGAAAAGTGTCGTGTTGCAAAAACACGTGTTTTCTGTATGTCACCATATGATGCCACATTATTAAATCGTATGTATTTAATGCCATTTTATACTTTGTTAAATCAACACTCCGAAATTTTTGGAGCACAAATTGGTATAAATATGCATTCCACAGATGTGGATGATTTAGTAAATGGTTTAAAATCCTTTTCAGATGAATATATGGAAGGAGATTATGGTGGTTTTGATACATCAATGCCTTACGACATAGGACTTATAGCTAATACTATAGTTCATAATGTTTTAAAGCATTTTGGATACAACGACGAAAGTTTAAACAT